GATTATGTTTGCTAACGAGATGAACAAGCATCCTAATCTTGATAAAGATATGCAGTATAATTTCATGCTACATAGCATTAGGAAAAAGAAAAGATTCTCTCCTTGGTTGAAGCAGGAGAAGATCAAAGATTTGGAATTGGTCAAGAAATACTACGGGTATAGCACTGAGAAAGCTCAGCAAGCTATGCGTATCTTGAGTAATGATCAGATTGATTACATTCGCAAGAAACTTGACACTGGTGGTATCAAATGAAAGTCTTAAGTATTGACATCGACTATGTTTTTGACACAGTTGATGAGTGGCCAAATGAAGATGGCGAAATGTGGGATAATTGGCAAGCAATTTCCAAATGGCATTTCTATTTTTGTAAGTATCCTGACCTGAATACTCGGGAGAGGATCGTTAATGAAGAAAATCTAGACTATCTGCTTGAGACTTATACCAAAGCTTTGGACGCAAGTCCAAATGCAAAAGTATGCTTTGGTTTTGATCATGATTTTATTCTTGAGGGACTTGAAGGAGACAATATTGACCTAGTAAATATTGATCATCACGATGATTTTCTTTCTGGTTCTAACCTTGATGGTGATGCTTCGCATGAGTTAGATGAGGATATCTATCTAGGTGGTCATGTCTTAGAATGGGCTAACATTAAAGCGTTCAATAAAGTTGATGAGGGTAACTGGGGAGCAAAACTTCATATTGATGGCAGATTAAACAGCATGACTTGGATTAGAAATCCATACCAGAATATTACTGATACTCGTATCTTCGTAAATCAGTTCATTTGTCAGCATATGATGCCAAAACCAACAAGATTTGAAGCTTGTTTTAAGGATCAATATGATCATGGTGACTACAAGTATGATCACATCTTTGTTTGTATCTCTCCCAGGTATCTTCCACCCAGTCAGTGGGAACTGATGTCTCTTTTCATGGCAATTTATGAGGATAAAACTGGTAAGGATTGTCTGATTGATGAATGGTGGGATCAAAGATATATTGAGAAGTCATATAACAAAGGACCATATGAGATCATCAAGAAAGGATTACTTGATTATAAAGAACAGCTGCGCTAAATAGTTGAAACTTTTTGATTTATTGAGATGAGTGTCGTTGTTGAGCCCATTTTTGAGTGGGCACCTGAGAAAATGGTTGAGGTATTCCTCGGTGAACCAGATGATTTCTTGAAAGTGAGAGAGACTCTGACAAGAATTGGTGTAGCTTCTAGGAAAGAGAAGAAGTTGTACCAGTCATGTCACATTCTTCACAAGCAAGGAAAGTATTTCATCGTACATTTCAAAGAATTGTTTGCGCTTGATGGTAAAAGGGCAAATCTTACCATCAATGATGTACAGAGACGCAATAGAATCATTCAACTTCTCTCTGACTGGGGTCTGGTTAGAGTATCTGATGCTGATGTTATCCAAGACATCGCTCCTTTGAACCAAATCAAAGTCTTAGCATATAAAGATAAAGAGAATTGGGTGCTAGAAACCAAATATAACATTGGTCGAAAGACAAAAGATGTCGTAGAAACCGAATAAATAATTCGTCGCCTTTTCGTGCGCGACACGCTACATACGGAAAACGCTACCATATAGTGCGGTCATTGCTACCGCACTTTTTTTTGTTTTGTGCTTAAATAGTAGTGTAGGAGGAAGGATTTCTAGAGTCCCTTCTACGCTAAGACTGCCTTCGGGAGTCACAAAAGACAAACTCGCTTACTAAGGAGCTATCATGAGTACACTAATGAAGTTTAATGCTGCAAACATTGACCAGCTATTAGACAGGATTAACAAAAACAGTATTGGAATGGACGAATACTTTGATCGTCTCTTCAAACTACATGAGACTACCTCAAATTATCCCCCATATAATCTCGTAACTGTAAGTGCCGTAGAATCTAAGCTAGAGGTCGCTCTAGCAGGGTTCAAGAAGGCAGAGGTTAATGTCTACACGGAGGCAGGGAAACTCTTCGTAGAGGGGCAGAAGGAGGACAAGGAGACCGATACAACCTACGCTCACAAAGGACTGGCACAGAGGTCTTTTACGCGGGTATGGACGCTCTCTGATGATGTTGAGGTCAAGTCCGTGAACTTTGAAGACGGCTTGTTAACTGTCGATCTGGGCAAGATTGTACCTGAGCATCATCAGCGGAAAACCTGGTTCTAAATAGAAGCGTATCGTCGCCGCAAGGGGATGTCTGGCAAAATCCAGACGGTCCCCCTTTTTTATGCTATAATACCTGGAGGTAAGAACTGCATTATGTCTATTAAAGTCGCAATCATTGGTTCTGATCAAGTCATTGGTGATATCAGAGAGGTCCTGGATGAGGACAAGAGTCGTCAATATCTTATCTGTAACCCTCTCAAACTTCTTCTGCAACCGCAGAGAGTCATGTTGACTGAAGAAGAGGAGGATGAAACCAATGTACAGCAAACAAGTTCTCAAGTTTCTTTTGCAACTTGGCAACCACTGACAGCTGACACACAATTTATTGTGAATCCTAATAATGTGCAGACGGTCTACGAACCGCTGCCTGATATCAAAACTATGTACATGGAGTTGCTCAATGGCAATTAAACTCATCGTATTTAAGGAAGATTATCGTTGCATCATTGCTGATGTTGAAGAGGTTGTTGGTGCTGATCTAGGTGAACCTGACTGTCAACTGACTAAACCTTATGAATTCAAGATTCTAGACGAAGAACCTGCAGACTATAAGGATCGTCTTGTTCCCTGGGCAGTCATGAATATGTCTTCCGATAAAAAGTGTAGGATTCAGAGCGATAACATCCTCACATTGATCAATCCTGAAAAGTTCATTCTCGACGCATACAAAGAACTGACTACCTGATGAAATTCTATACTAATGTACAAATGATTGGGGACCAGTTCCTCGTTCGTGGTTATGAAAATGGTGAGTACATTCAGTTTAGAGAGAAATATTCTCCAACATTATTCGTTCCGTCAAAGAAAAAGACCTTCTATAGGACTCTTGACGGCGAATATGTAGAGCCTATTAAACCTGGAACAGTCTCAGATTGCCGCGATTTCATGAAGCGGTACACTGAGGTTGATAACTTCAAGGTGTATGGTAATGAGCGGTACATCTATCAGTATATTTCTGATAAGTATCCTCAGGACGAGATTAAGTTTGATCCTAGTAAGATTCGCTTGGTCACAGTCGATATTGAGACCCGTTCAGAGAACGGATTCCCCGATGTTGAGACTGCTGACCAGGAAATCCTGCTCATTACAATCCAAGATTACAATACAAAAGAGATTACTACCTGGGGTCAAGGACCATTCAAGGTAAAACAGGACAATGTTTACTACATTCAGTTCAACAATGAGCGTGATTTGCTCAACAGTTTTATGGACTGGTGGATGCAGAACACTCCTGATGTTGTGACTGGTTGGAACATTCAGCTGTTCGATATTCCATTCATTGCTAAGCGTGTAGACCGTGTTCTTGGTGAGAAACTTGCTAAGAGACTGTCTCCATGGGGTCTAGTGTCTCAGAAAGAGGTTTATATTAAGGGTCGTAGGCAGATTTTCTATGATATTGGCGGTATTACACAGCTAGACTACCTTGATTTGTACAAGAAATTCACTTATACAAACCAAGAATCGTATCGTCTTGACCACATTGCTAATGTAGAACTTGGTCAGAAGAAACTTGACCACTCTGAGTTTGATACATTTAAGGATTTCTATACTAATGGTTGGCAAAAGTTTGTAGAATATAATATAATTGATGTGGAGCTCGTAGACCGTCTTGAGGACAAGATGAAGTTGATCGAGCTTGCTTTGACTATGGCATATGACGCCAAGGTGAACTATAATGATGTCTTCTATCAGGTACGGATGTGGGATACCATCATCTATAACTACCTGAAGAAGAAGGGGATTGTTATTCCACCTAAGGTAACTTCAAATAAGGACGAGAAGTATGCGGGGGCGTATGTCAAGGAACCGATTCCTGGAGTCTATGACTGGGTGGTTAGTTTTGACCTTAACAGTCTGTATCCTCATCTCATCATGCAGTACAATATTTCGCCAGAAACACTCCTTGATGAACGGCACCCAACAGCAACTGTTGATAAAATCCTTGGTGAACAGATAAATTTTGAGATGTATAAGGACTACGCTGTTTGTGCAAACGGCGCTATGTTCCGCAAGGACAAGAAGGGATTCTTGCCCGAGCTTAT